GACCGGGGGCGCAGCCCCGTGATGACGACCCGCCCGACGCCGCAGCGGCGTTGGCTACTCCCTTATTCCTTTCGGTATCATAGCATACGAAGCGTCCTGTGTCAAACCAATTATTGCCGTTTCGTAAACTTTTTTGCACCCTCTTTACTATTTAGGCGAAATCATATAGAATAAAAGCAATTTTGATAGAAAGTGTGATGGAACTTGCAGAATTTCATTTATAAGCTTCGCTGCGCGATGGCGCGCTTCATGTACGGTCGAAACGGCGCCGACCAGCTCTGCTGGGCTTTGTTTATCGCTGAGTTGGTGCTCAGCCTGCTGCCCGCCTTGGTGCCGGGGCAGGCATTTGCCGCCTTTATCCACTATACCACGCTCTTTTTGTGCGTATATCTGCTGTTCCGTATGTTCTCGCGCAACCTCGAAAAGCGCCGTGCGGAAAACGCAAAATTCATGCAGTGGTGGGGGCCGAAGCAGAGCGCCCTGCGCGGAGCGAAGGCCCGCCGCGCCGACAAGGAACACAAGTATGTGAAGTGCTCCTGCGGCACCTATTGCCGTGTGCCGCGCAGCGTCGGAATGGTCGAATTGACCTGTCCGAAGTGCGGAAAAAAGCGGATCGTGAAAACCTGAAAATGAGTCCTTTTGAAAAAAGCGCCGAAGGGCGCTTTTTTTGTACACTTTGACGATCCGTTTTGTTCAAAACCGCCCATGTCTACCCGCCGAAACGCCTGGGGCGCAAGGGCTTGCGGGTTTTCCGAGAGGGTCGCCGTCTACCCTTCCGTCTACCCATTTTTTCGCGCCGATCCACGAAACGCCTGCCATTGCTGCGAAAATTTTTGAAATTTCTGAAAATGTATGGGGGTACGATATCCCCATACAAGGTAGGTGATTTTGTGCCTTGCTATCATCCCTTGAAAGCCTTTGAATTAGGCGAAAAAGATGGCAAACGGTTGCTCAAGGTGACGAGCTACGAGGTAGACCATCTCGAACGTTCCGGTGATGGCTTCGCGTGCTGCATACATCCCGCTTATGGCCGTCCTGGTGATATTACCAAGTTTGTTGAAATTCCTTGTGGAAAATGTTCCGGCTGTCGCCTTCAGAAATCCCGTGAATGGGCTAATCGCTGTATGCTTGAGCTTCAGTATCACAAGTCCAGTTATTTCGTCACTCTGACCTATGATGAAGAGCACGTTCCGTATCATCTTTATGATGACCCCTCTACCGGTGAAGCTTTTACTTCTTTGTCTTTGGAACCTCGAGATTGGACACTTTTTATGAAGCGTCTCCGGAAGAAGTTTGGTGAAGGTATTCGTTTCTTCGCTGCTGGTGAGTATGGATCAGAGACGATGCGCCCTCACTATCATGCGATCATTTTCGGTTTGGAGCTTGATGATCTTCAACCTTACAAAAGGTCCATGCAGAACTTTCAGTATTTCAACTCTCCCTCTCTTGAAAAGGTTTGGGGCAACGGTTTCGTTGTCGTTGCCCCTGTCACTTGGGAGACCTGCGCATATACTGCCCGCTATGTTATGAAGAAGCTTTACGGAGCGGAAGCGGAGTTTTACGATAAATTCAATCTCGAGCCTGAGTTTACCCGAATGTCTCGTAAGCCCGGCATAGCCCGCCAGTATTATGATGATCACCCCGATCTATATGAACATGAGTTCATCAACATTTCGACTGAGAAAGGGGGAAGGAAGTTTCGACCTCCGAAGTATTATGATCGCTTGTTTGATGTCGATTGTCCGGAAGAGTCTGCGAAGCTTAAAGCCATTCGTACGAAGATGGCAGATGAAGCGAAGAAAGCAAAATTACAGAAGACCACACTTAGTTATTTAGACCAGCTTGCCGTTGAAGAACGGAATCAGTTGGCCCGAATAAATTCATTGAAAAGGAGTTGTGTATAATTTTGTGGAATCTGTGAATTGTTATCGTAAGCGTTGTTGTCGTTGTTCTTATGTTAAAATTTGTTATGAAAGGAGTCTTTTTGATGAGAAAAAAGATGAAGCCCCGGAAGGACAAGAAGGTCTTTCGCCGTACTGCTGCGAAGTCCAAGAAGATCAACGTTAATCCGACGATTTTTAGAGGAGGTATTCGGTTGTGAGCGATGATGGTTGTTTTAGAGTTTTTCTTGACGATAAACTTTATGGGTCTTTTTCCTATTCTGACCTTGCTTTTGTTGTTTCTGAACTTCAGTGCAAGTATCCCGATTCTTCTATTTTTTTGGAGGCTGTGTAATGAAATACGGTGTTTATTCTATTCGTGATGCCCGGACGGGCTTTCTTCCGCCTACGGTGGATCAGAATGATTCTTCCGCTATGCGGAATTTTGCGCACGCCTGTATGCAGAAGGAAAGCCTTCTGTTTTCTCACATTGAGGACTATGCCCTCTGCAAGATCGGTGAGTTTGACAACGAGACCGGCACGATCTCGACGCAGCTCCCCGAAGTTATTTTGGATGGTACGTCTATCCAGAGAAAGGATGTGTAATCATGTATGATGAAAAGCTTGGATTCTCTACTCAGTATCGTCCGCGAACTCGCTTCATTTCAAATGGAGGTCAGCGCGAACGGATTCTCTATCAGCCTAAGTTTGATGAGAATGGAGTTATGGATCTCGTTGAATCTGGCCGAGAAGACCTTTACGATTTCATTCAATCGCATGCAGATTCCGTCGATATCCATGTGATTCTTGCTCGATTTCAGAACGGCGACGTTGACGCGCTTTCGCGTGTCCAAGGCGCTTACGGTGATTTCACCAATATGCCCACGACTTACGCTGATCTTTTGAATAAGGTCAATGAAGGTCAGAGCTTTTTCAATTCTCTTCCGGTCGATATCCGCGCAAAGTTTAACCATAACTTTGCGGAGTTTATGGCTGGTATGGACAAGCCTGATTTCCTCGACAAGCTCGGAATCAAGCCCGAGCGAGAGCCCAACCAGTCCCAGCAGGAGGGAAAACCGGCTGTTGAGCCGAAAAAGGAGGTTATCGAATGAACCGTAATGTTGAATCTCATTTCGCTCTTAATCCCACGAACATTGATATCCGGCGCTCGACGTTTGACCGCTCGCATTCTCTTAAGACTTCGTTTAACGTTGGTGACATTGTTCCTTTTTTCCTTGACGAAGTACTACCGGGAGATACATTCAACGTGGACACATCCAAGGTCGTGCGCTTGCAGACGCTGCTCACTCCGGTCATGGATAACATCTATCTCGATAACCGCCTTACTTGGTCACATTGGAAGCAGTTCAACGGTGAGAATACTGAATCTGCGTGGATTCCTCAGACAGAATATGAAATTCCTCAAATTACTGCTCCTGCTGATAGCGGATGGTCTGTTGGAACTATTGCCGATTATCTCGGTGTCCCTACTGGCGTTTCTGATCTTTCCGTTAGTGCTCTTCCCTTCCGAGCTTACGCCCTGGTGATGAATGAGTGGTTTCGTGATGAAAACCTATCTGACCCGCTCGTTGTTCCCGTCGATGATGCTACTGTAGCCGGCGTGAATACCGGTACGTTTGTTACCGACGTCGCGAGAGGTGGTCTTCCTTATAAAGCTGCTAAGTATCATGACTATTTTACGAGCTGCCTTCCGTCTCCGCAGAAAGGTCCGGATGTTTTGATTCCTGTTGCTTCTGCTGGTAACTATGCGGTTGTTGGTAATGGTAAGTCTTTAGGTTTAACCGATGGTTCTTTGACTGGTCTTTTCGGTTATCAGAGTGTTCCTGGTGGTTCATCTTTGGCTGTCAAGAGTGGTACTCTTGGTTCTTCTGTTGGTACGGCAGTTCCTTCTTCGTCTAATTTGAACGGTTCTGTAGGTGTTGCTACTGTTTCTCAGCTTGGTGATGATTTGGCTAATTCTGGTTTGATTGCTGTTGCTGATGGTAATGCTGCTGCTGCTACTATCAATCAGCTCCGTATGGCTTTTCAGATTCAGAAACTCTACGAGAAAGATGCCCGCGGTGGTTCTCGCTACATCGAAATTCTCAAGTCTCACTTTGGCGTGACTTCTCCCGATGCTCGGCTTCAGCGTCCCGAATATCTCGGCGGTAATCGTGTCCCTATCAATATCAATCAGGTTGTGCAGCAGTCTGCTACGGCCTCCGGCGAGACTGCACAAGGTACTGTAACCGGTATGTCTGTCACTACGGATACGCATTCCGATTTCACCAAGTCTTTCACTGAGCATGGTTTCGTCATCGGTGTTATGGTCGCTCGTTACGATCACACTTATCAGCAGGGTCTTGAACGTTTCTGGTCTCGTAAGGATCGCTTTGATTACTACTGGCCTGTTTTTGCGAACATCGGTGAGCAGGCTGTCAAGAACAAGGAGATTTTTGCGCAAGGTCCGGCGAAGGTCGATTCCGCTGGTGCTGTCATTGATGATCAGGTCTTTGGCTATCAGGAAGCGTGGGCTGACTATCGGTATAAACCTTCTCGTGTTACTGGTGAAATGCGTTCCCAGTATGCGCAGTCCCTTGATGTTTGGCATTTGGCTGACGATTATTCCGCTCTTCCTATGCTCTCTGATTCGTGGATTCGTGAGGATAAGACTAATGTAGATCGTGTGCTTGCTGTCACTTCTTCTGTCAGCAATCAGTTGTTTGCCGATATTTACATCAAGAATCGGACTACACGTCCTATGCCGATGTATTCTATTCCCGGTCTGATCGACCATCATTGAGAGGTGATTTCATGACTACTGGTAAGGATGCTGCTCAGGTTCAGAGTGTGCCGGCTGTCGGAAACTTAGATTCTGCTCTTTCTCGTATTACGAGGACTGCTTCGGAAAACACCGCTAAGAGCGCTCAGTTGGCCGCTGAGCAACGCGATTGGCAGGAGAGGCAAAATGCCTTGGCTATGCAATTCAACGCTCAGGAGGCCGCTAAAAGCCGTTCTTGGCAGGAATACATGAGCAATACTGCTCACCAGCGTGAGATTAAAGACCTTAAAGCAGCCGGTTTGAATCCGGTGCTTAGCGCTATGGGAGGTAACGGCGCTGCCGTTACCTCCGGTG